ACATCAGCCGGTGGAAGAATCGGCAATGGCGGTCGGTCCAATCCATCATCGGTGCAATGCTCAACTTTGCATTTTTACAAATATCTGATTTTATTGACTTATTTTCAGATTTCACTATTCCCACCATTGCCCTTGTTGTTCTCTTTTTGGCTTGTTTCCGCCCGTTTCGTGCTATTGGGACAACAATAGTTGTTCCGAATCACCACGAAGTTGTTCCGCCATGGCCCACATCATTGAACGTAAACGAAAAGACGGCTCAGTCGCTTATCTCGCACAGATCGCCATAAAAAGAAAAGGGGAATGGGCGCATCGGGAAGCCCGAAGCTTCGACCGGAAGAGCGCAGCCAGCGCATGGCTAAAGAAAAGGCTGAAGGAAATCGACGCGGCTGGCGATGATCTATCATCAATCCGCAACCGTGGGCGCACCCTTGCCGACGCCATCGAACGCTACACCCGCGAAAGCGTGAAAGAGATTGGCCGAACCAAGTCACAGGTGCTGCGCTCGATCCTAGAATACGACATCGCAGACATGGACTGCAGCGACATCCAAAGCCATGACATAGTGGCCTTCGCCAAGGAAATCGGCACCAGCCGAACACCATCAACAGTCAGTAACTACATGTCGCACCTTGGCGCAGTCTTCGCCTTAGCCCGCCCGGCGTGGGGCATAGAACTGGATCAACAGGCAATGAAAGATGCATTTGTGGTCTGCAGCCGTCTAGGCATCACCGGAAAGGGCCGCAGCCGCGACCGCAGGCCGACACTGAAGGAACTGGACTCACTTCTGACCCTTTTCGAACAAAAACACCGCCACCGGCCAAGTTCACTGCCTATGCATCGGGTCATGGGCTTTGCCCTGTTCTCGACGCGACGACAGGAAGAAATCACCCGGATCACATGGAAGGGGCTGGATGCCGATCATAGCCGGGTGTTCATCACCGACATGAAACATCCGGGCGATAAGACCGGCAATGATGTCTGGTGTGATCTGCCGGACCCTGCCCTGAAGATCGCGCTGGCGATGCCAAAATCCAATGACAGGGTTTTTCCCTACCACAGCGACACCATCAGCGCCGCATTCACGCGGGCCTGCAAGTTTTTGGGGATAGAAGACTTGCGCTTTCATGATCTGCGCCATGAAGGCGTGACGCGGCTATTCGAAACGGGGCTTTCGATTCCGCAGGTTGCCGCCGTGTCCGGGCATCGCTCTTGGTCTTCCCTGCAGCGATACACCCACATCAAACAGACAGGCGACAAATATGATGATTGGGAATGGCTGGATCGACTGACCAAGCCACTACCGGAACGCAAAGCGCGAAGGCACACGCGCTGATCAAGCTATTCTTCGCCGGTCGCATCCGCCCGCTGTTGATCATACCAGTCAGCACAGCGCAGCGTTCTGGAATTCTGCCGGGCCAAGGCTCCATCGGCTTTCAGCACCGCAACATCCAACCGATCACCCTGCGCGATGCCGCTGCGCGATGTGCGGCGGCAATCTGAAGGCAGATCCGGCCAAAGAACAGCCGCGCGCGCCTCACCTACAGCTTGCGCAGCAGCGTCGATGCGTTCCAGATCAGTTTGACCGCATGCGGCCAAGAAGATCGGAATCCACAACGCCATCCGGGTTGATGTCTGTTTCATTCTCGAAAGCCTCCAATTCAGCGGCGAAGCGTAGTGCCTCACCTTCGGCCACCTGCATCCGCTCTTGAAGAACCCGGTTTGCCTCTTCTGCAGACGCTATGCGACGGCGCAGGGCTTCCAGTTCCGTCTGTGCGGCGGTCAATTCGAACTGCTGGACGAAGCCTTCCCGCGCCGCAGAAATCGCCTGCCGCTTGTCATAGACGTGCCAGCCCCACAGCAGCGCACAAAGGACCGCCGCCAAACCCAACCGGCTGGACAACAGCTTCCAACCGAAACGCAGACCAAGCGCCATCATTCGACTACCCCCCGATAGTCAGCAGATGCATCCCCGCCAAACCGGGTCTGACTGCTGAACCATTCCATGCCATGGGCTGCGGCCAAATTGATCAGCACTGGCCAAAGGGCGGCAGATAGAATCGCTTGCGTTCCATTTAGTGGAATACCCGTTGCCTCTTTCGACGCCATCCAACCAAAGGCGATGCACCACAGCAGAAACACGGCCCACGCCTGTTCCCGCTTTCCCGATCTGCCACCAATCACAAAGCGACCAAATAACTTCAGCATGTCACACCTCGTTTGTCAGCACTGCGCCGGACGCGGTGATGATGGGCAGCGATGCCAGACCGACCTCTGCAGGCGGCGGGGCACCTTCGGGCCAGTGATACTGCGCATCACGCCCAGTCGACTGATAAGGATTGATGCTGACAGCATTGCCTTGGTTTCCGCCAAGACCCATGATCCGGCCTTGCGCGTCACGTCCTGCGACAAACGTCATGTGACCGCTGCCCGGTCGGCCCGGACGGGTCATTGACATAACAGCGCCAAGGGCAGGTCCGTTCAGCCGCCGACCATAGCCATTCCAGCGCCAGCCAAGTGCCGCAGCGCGGTTCTTTCCGACGATTGGCAAGCCCGCCGCCTGCACCATCGCGTTGACAAAGCCCGCACACCACGGGGTTTCATCTTCGCGGAAAGGCAGCTGCAGACGATCCCACCAGCGCAGGATGTCTGCATTATGCGACGATCCGGGAATTTCGCGCAGCCCATGAAAGTTATAGGCCAGCCGAAGCCATTCCGGCATTTTCACGTTGCCGCCCGTGGCGACGATCCGCGACGGCGCAGGCTTCACACCCTTGCGCAGCGCCATCGCCGTCACAGGCCCGACATAGTCGCGCGCGCGCAGCCCGCGCGACCGCTTGAAAGCGATGGTTGCAGCCTCCGTTTTAGGCCCATGAATGCCATCAATGCGGCCATGATAAAAACCATAACGTTTCAGGTGGCGCTGGCGCTCTTTGATCGACATGACCATTGGCGTGACTCCATAAAAAAGGCCCGCACAGGTGGCGGGCCGGGTTTCGTTCGATCGACAGATTTCAGTTTGGCGGCGGATGAATGATCGACAGGCGCACAGCGACCGCCAAAAGCGTGAACACCAGCACGGCCTTGCTGAAGAGCAAGGACATCGGCAGCACGAAATTCAGCAGATCCAGATTGCGGAACAGCATGTTCGCCAGCACGGCCAAGGCCAGCATCGAATAGCCCGATGCGATTGTCCGACCGAACGGTTCACGCCCGGCGGAATTCTGATGCGCCAGCCACCAGCACACCAGAACCAGAAGCACCGACAGAAAGTTGTCGACCAACAGCATGACGTTCATTTCTTCACCATCATTTTGTCCTGCATGGCCTTTACAGCCAGTTCGCCGCCCGACCCCATCAGGAAGCCCGCAGCGAGATAGGACAGGACACCCGCGCCGGTCATCGAATCGATTACATGCGCCAGCACCCCGCCCAGAAAGATTGCCGACAACGCCCCGCTGATGCCCTGCACCACGCGGCGCTTCCATTGCTCTTCCGGGGCCAGAACAGCCCGAAAGAACGCGCCCCCAATCCCCGAAAACGCCAGAAGCGCAATCTGTTCTTTCAGGTTCGCAAAAATCTGAACCAGTCCTGTCTGATCTGCCATATCTAATCCATTTTTCATTCAGTCGGTGGCTTCACCGCCGGGTTTCTCTTTGTTATGCGACCGCCCGGCCCGGTTTTGGCTCAGGCCCCGTAGGGCCATTTCGCCATTGATTTTGGTTAAGACAGCGCCAGCAAAGGCCGATTGATGGTGCCGCCGGAGTTGACCACAGCCGCCGTCACCTGACCGGACGTCCCAACGCCATAAGCGTCTATGGTGGCAAGCGTAGGATCGCCGAGTGTAGAGAACACATAAAGCGCCCGATCGCCGCCAATGATTGCGCCACCGGTCAGGCACATCATGCTGGCCCCTGTCCCCGCGTTCCGCGTGACCTGAACTCCCCTTTCGCAATTGACGATTTGCAGGCCATTTCCGCGAACTGTTCCGACATCATAGAGTTTCAGGCCGGTATCCACACAGTTTTCGATCAGCGTTCCGCTTAACGATCCGCCTTGACCCATTGACAGCCCATCCTTGCCAACGTCAGCAATCCTACCGCCAAACAGAATGACATCGCCCCCGCCAGCGTGGTTGCTCAGTCCATCACCTTGAACATGGCCGACGCTGCAAAAATCCCATCCCATCAACTTGACCGGATCACTAAGGCCCGGCCCACCGGACGCAGGGTTCATATTTACGCCGTCATTACCGCAGCCGTAGGCACCGCCACCGCGCAAGAATGCGGTGCATTCGTCCAATGACCAACCGTCCAGAATGGCCCCTGCGACGGCGACATCTTCCGTTGACAGCCGCCAAAGCGCCGCCTGAATGCCCGACGAATAACCGCCCTGAACACGCAACCCCTCAAGGATCAGTTCAGATTGCCGCCAATCGGTTGACGCCGGTGTCTGTGCATTGATCACTTGATCGCACTGGATCAGGTGCAGCGTATGAGTCGCCGGATTGGAGGCATCGGGAAGAACGATATACATTCGGCCAGTGGCGGTATCGACCGATGATGCCGGAATTGTCTCCGCAGCCAGCGTTGCGGCTGCCGTGTTCGGTGCCAGCCGTTTGAAGGCCCGCACAGGTACACCTGCAACAGTGTCATCATCCAGACGAACAACGCCGCCTGAAGTCGAAGTGGACGCGACCCCACCATAGAAATGATCACACCACCAGACGGTTGGATTCGCACCGTCTTGGGTCCATGTTCCAGCCGCTTGTGACGCCAGCAAAAGCGGACGGGAGCCGTGCTGCGCCCGGATACGAACACGCCGCCAGCGGGCCGGATCAAACGTGATTGGTGTGGTAAGCGCCAGCGTGCCGCCCTTCAGCGTCAATGTCAGATCGTCTGCAGTTTCATCGACGCTGTCGATGGCGTCGGCAAAGGTCTCGAAAGGCGATGAAGATGTCCCGTTGCCGCCAGCAGGTGCGCCCGGCTGGATGTAGGGCAGCGCCTGCGCATCGCCCGCAACACTGACCAGTGACTGCGCTGAGAATGTGACATCCCCGCCCGAACTCGTGAAATATACCAATGGCGCAGGAATGGCATTTTCAGCCCAATAGGCCGGGTCGACGTTGACCGTCGCCACCAGAGCGCCAGCGACAAACCAACGCAAGACGGCCCCACCCCCGATCTGTGGTTCCGCCTCGACCTTCAGTTCATCACCAGCGTTCCAAACGACGCCCGTGATGGTCGGAGACCCATTCCGCGCGGACGCTGATGTCACGGTACTGCCGCCTGCGTCCGTATAGGCTTGAACTGCCCCGTTTTCTCGCAAGATCCAACCCGTCATGCTGCTATCGGTTAAGAAGGGACCGCCAGCTGTGCCGTCAGGAAGCGCGCCAATACCGAAACCGCTATTGGCCAAGCCCTGATCGGTAATGGTCAGGGTTGCGGAAAAGACCTTTCCCACGAATGTCGGCGGCGCGGGAGAGAATGAAAGAGGGCCATACATCAACGCGCTGGCCTGCGGCTGTGAGGTTTGCAGCTGACCAACTGACCGTGTTTCCGTCACCCGCACTGACCAGTTTGAAATTGCTGTGTGGACCAGCGGCGTGTCTACCGCCGACCCCAGATCAAAATCGACCGCTGTTGATTTGCCTTCCAGACCCAGAATTCGCACATCCAGATCATCGATCTGCCCCTGCACTCCGGCATTGTCAGACGTCTGCACCCAAACGATGTCCGTGGTTTCAAGCGTGACGCCGGTCACAGCTGCAATGAATTCGCGACCGCCGTTTGCCGTTCCACCCAAAACATAGACTGTCGCCCAATCGACTTCGGCATCTGCGTCCATGTCAGCCGCCCGAACCCACGCCCCAGACCCGGACACGTAGATGCCGTTCTCCGCTGCATTCGCCTGGTCTTTGACCAGTACCCGGTCTGCGCTCGTGGTAACCCCATCAATGGCCTGCTCACCAGACAGGGTGATGTCTGCCACAGTGGCACACGCCGCCGGTTCCTTCGGGTTCTGCGCAGACGGATCTTGGCCCTCCAAGGCCAAAATCCGGGTGTGATGGCCTGTCAAATCCGATTCGACAGCGGCACCCCAATCCCGAATCTGCGGCTTTTCGGGGTTATGCGCACCACCGTCGCCATCACGCCAAATCTGGCCAGCCCCTCCATGCGGATAGGTCATTCTGCTTCCTCTCGATTTTCAGATGATCACGCGATAGTGGCTTCAATCGGCCCGGCATCGCTGGTTGAATTGATGTTCGACACGTTCACTGATCGGGCGGTCCAATCGAACGTGCCCGAGCCGCTGTTGTCGATGAATGCGATTTCCGACCCCGGCCCGGCGTAGACCACGCCCACCAGAACCGCATCGCGATAGATTTCGGTCTTCCACAGGCTATTGCTTGTCGACGCAGTCATTTCGACCAGCGCCGTGCTGCCGCCCGCATCCGACACCGCCAGATTGGTCGGCGCTGCAGGTGGATCGGTGACAGCCGCCGCAACCACATTCGTGATGGTCACCGCATCACCCACCACACCGCCGGGCGTGACAAACGCCAGAGACACGTCATAGCCCTGACCGTCGATCAGGCCCGGAATGGTCACCGAAGTCGCCCCGGCACCGACAGACACATCCTGCCAATTTTCTTCACCAGTCTTGGTGACCTTCAGCAGCGGTGACAGCGCATCACTAGGCGGCGCTTGCCAACCAACGGCAATGCCCGCGACAAAGGTGTTCGTGGCCGTCTGGATGCCTGCAGCCGCCGCCGTGACGTTCTGCGGCAAAGGCACCCCGGCGGGTGTATCCGGTTCGGGCAGCTGCTGCACAGTTCCCTGTTCGGCCAGCGCCAAGGTGAAGGCTGCGGAATCGACCTTGCGAAGCGTCAGACCAACGGCTTTCAGCAGCCCCTTTTCGAAACTCAGCGCATGCCGCGCTACCTCATAGTTCCCGACCAAGGCCAGCTGCGGCACGCTCAGCGCGATGGTGTCTTCATAGATCGCTGGCAGTGCCTTGGGCTTGCACAGCAGCGTGACTTCCTGCTTCGGGTTGTCGCGCTCCATGTGGATTTTCATGACCTGCCGCGCCTGCCGGTGCGATGGCGACATCAGCAGGCTTTTGTCTGGCCCGGTCAGAACCTCGCCATCCTCGGCCACGCGGGTCGCGTCCTGCCATGGTTCGGCATCGACTTCGATGTGTCCTAGATCGTGGCTGTTAAAGCGCGCAGGCAGTTCATTGTAGCGGTCCAGCAGGTCCGGCCCGCTGTTCACTTCCTGCACTTCCAGAATATCGCCATAGGTCAGCGTGAATTCCGGGTCAGCCCAAGCCCCAACCTTCAGTCCCACCTTGCCGGAAGGCTTCAAACGAATTCGCCCAGCACAAGCCTGCAGCATGCGCCCCAGCACGTTCTGCGGTTTTTCGTTCAACAGGTATGACCCGCTGATGCGATACAGCTTTTCAGTGCCGCCCGCGGCCAAGGCCACATCGCGGTCGCAGATGTCAGCCTGATCAGCGATGTCCTGACTGTCGAAGGCATTGGGCCGATTGAAGCCATCTGCCGACGCCACATAATCCCTGATGGCCAGCGCCATATTTTCGGTGAACACAGTCAGCCCTATGCGCGGATCAAGGCATTTCGTGGTTTCTGCCAAAACGGCCAGATCCGGTTCATTCTTCGGATACATAGCGCGATACTCTTCAGGCGGAACGCTTTCGCTGATGATCAAACTGGACCACAGCCCATCCAAACGATGCGCCGATGTCCATTCATCCCAAATCGCGGTGATCTCTGAATAGTGCGTTTCGGGAACTACGCCCATACGTTCGAACAGTTGAACACGCGACCGGCCACCGAACTGATACTGGTCATCGGTGACAAACCCACTACCATCAACAGCAACGGATTCATTGTTCAAAAACCGCTGCAGTATGTTCGCAACTTCACCATGACCATGCACGATGACCCGATATGAAAATCCTTCCTTCGCACGGTGGAACACCACATTGCCGCCAACTTTGACCACGCCATAGTGCCGCATTCTTGGACCGGCACTGTTCTTACTGTTGGTCTGGATGTTCTGCGGCGTGGCTGCATCAGGAACGTCTGGCCGCGTCAACTGTGACAACAGCAACGATCCCCCAACACTCACCACCACCCCAGCAAGCGTCAAAGTGCCTGCCGCCGTGAAGAGCGCGACCGTTCCGCCAGCTGCGAAAATACCCGGCGCAATGAACGCTAAAGCCTGCGGCATGACCACCCCCGAAGAACCGTGAATTCATCAGCAATCCGCAGACCGCCTTCCAGCTTGACCACTGCCCGACCATCCAAAATCAGTCCACACAGCTGACGCTTGTCCAGCGTCAGGATCGCGACCCCGTCGCCATCTAAATCGGACATGCCGTGCCACACCATGCGCGGGGCTATCAGCGGCACCAAGCCGCCCGCCGCCATGATGATCTGGCGACACTCGAACCGGCTGGCATAGGTGCCGCGCAGGTCCGCCGCCGGGTCGAACCCGGTTTCATGTGCGACTGCCGATGCGCACCACAGGGCGCAATCGTTCCGGCCCCACTCGAAAGGATCAGAGCGGGATTTTTCGATGAAATCGGCCAGCATGTTACCAATCCGTCCAAGTGATCAGCTTGCCCGCCTCAGTGACAAACTGCAGACCTTCATCGGTCGAATAGCGGCGCTTCTGGTCGAAATAGGTCTGCATACCGTAGACCGGCACACCCTTGCGGGCCATGAAGCTTTCGGTGGTCAGGCTGACTATGGCACCGCCACGCGGAAACGAAACCGTCATGCGGTCCATGATTCCGATGTCAAAAGCAAACGGATACCCCACCGGCTGATTGCTGTCAGGGTCGAACAGTTGTCCATACAGGCCGGAATCCCGCCCCCGGTATTCCGCGACATCGCCAACCATTTCGACCAGATCAGCGGCCCAGTTTTCCGCATCGATCCATTCGTTCGGCATGCCAAGGCGATATTCATGGAACGGGGCCAGCTGGTTGTCGCCGCCGCTCACTTCCGGCAGGCCAACCAGTAAACCGCCACCCGCACCCCAAGTATGGCCCCATTTAAGATCAGTGAACGGAATGTTCCGGTTACTCAGCCAGACCGGGTCCGTCGCAAAGTCCAGATGCAGCATGACGGCCATTTGCACCGCACCACGCCCCAGCAGGTCCATCACCTGATCGCGGTATTCTTCCGGCTGCGCCTGCAGAAATTCGATCATCGGTCGAACGCCTCAATCACATTGACGGTCATCGGCTGGCCGTTGCGGAAATACTCGCAGAACGGACGCCAGTCGGCCTTGTCCTGCAACCGCACCTGAACCTTTGGATAGGTGACATCCACCTGCGCGCCAGCCGTCACAGCCTGACGCAGCGGCGGGTTGAAAGTGACTGCACCATCGGTGTTTGCCTCGACCCGATACAAGAAATCATTGATCGAAAAGAACGCTCCAACAGCGACATTCCTGCCCAGATGGCCATCCATCTGAATGGTAGACGCGCCTGCGGCCACATCAGCAACAACTGTCGGTTCATCGTGGTCTGGCAAGGCAAAGCCTGCGCCATCATCAAAGGACGCACCGTCGCTGAACAGGATGTGCCCCCGCGCGACGTCATCGGCGGGAACACCAACCGATTCATAGAAAGCCGATTCATCGCCTAGATAGCGCGCAGTGCGGTAGTTACAGAGCGTGATGCGCAGGATATTCGCGCGACCGCGCAGACGGTCACCGATCACCACGGCTTGACTTAGTGCAGCCGTGCGCATGCGCACGAAATCCAACCGACCAATCCAGCGGCGGTTTTCGGTGAACAGAACCTGTTCCCGACCATCCAGACCGGGTCCGGGCGACACGTCATCCAGATCCAGCCAGAAGTTTTCATGGGCGCGGCGCAGCAAGTTTGCGTCGATGTCAATCACTGTGGCCATGGGTCACCTGCGCTGCATTTGTGAAACTTGGCGGTTATTTTCGGAAATCATCTGGCCGGACACATTCACCGCCACATCGCCACTGATCTGCTGAACCCGCGTGTCGAATTCGCCGCTTGGATGGACAAAAACATCCACCTGAGACTGACCACCACCCTGACCAAGCTTGTGGTTCGGGATAACCTTGGACCCACGCGGCAGATGGATCAGTTCTGGCCCCTCTTCGCCAACCACAGCAGCACCGCCGGGCGCATAGTTGGTGCCACGGGCAAAAAACTTCAGACCGCTACCACCGAACCATCCACCCAACAGACCGCCACCGCCACCAAATAGCCCTGCCAGTGGCCCATCACCGAACAGCGCGGCCTGCAGGGCCGCTTTGGCCAGCTGCTTTGCGACGTTCTCCAGCACTTCCCCAAAGTTCTTACCCTCGACAATCGCGTCGATAAGCCCGTCCTTCAGATCCTGATTAAGATCGGCCATGAAATCGGCCTGCGCAGCGTATTGTTCGGCCTCAATTGTCAGATTGGCGATAGCTTCGGCTTGCAGGTCGATTTCTTCGCGCAAGGTCCGGCCCGTTTCTGCAGACCGCTGGTCCAGATCGATCCCTTTTTCTTTGGCCGCATCCAGCAGTTCATATTTGGCCGTCAGCGCGACAACTTCCCTGCGCGACTTGCCAACCATTTCGATCTGCCGTTCCAGCGCGGTGATTTCGCGTTCCGAATTGGCAAACAGGTCGAAGTCTTCGCGCGAAGACCGCGATCCGCCAGATGATCTACGGCCACCCGAAGACCGGCGCGCAGGGCGACTGGCTTCATTCAGACGCGCAACTTCCGCCGCGTTGGCGACATAGGCTTCACGCTCACGCGCCAGCTGTGTTCCTGCGGTCGGCCCAAGCGTCTGCGCCAAGGGATCGACACGACGGTCGAACTCAGCACCTGCCAACGCGCCCGCACGACCGACAGGATCATCTCGATATTCATAACGAATTTGCGCCGTTTCCAGATCGGTCAGGCCCTGTGCGCGCAGTTCATACATTGCGTCAACAGCACGGTTGATTTCATCGGCCATGCGTGAGGCGCTTGCAGCGCCAGCGTCAAAGTTCACGGTTCCCGCCGAATTTGCCAGACGCTGCACTTGCGCGTCTGTCTGCCGTGTTAGATCCTCGACTTCGGCAAGCCGATCACCCAATGTACCCCAATCATCTCCCGCCGCCCTAAGTGCAGCGCGCATGTTTGCGATGGCATCCGAAATCTGCCCCACATCACCCGCTTCAACTGCTTGTTCCAAGGCATCTCGCGCATCGCGTATGCCTTGAATATCAGCAGGATCGATTGTGAAATCCTCTGAAATTCCCTCCATGCGCTCCATAGCTTCCAGATCGGCGCGCATTTCTTGCAATATCCGGGCGTTCTCCGGCGGCACAAATGTTGCAAGCCGCTGCAGATCCTCCATTGCCCCGATTTCACGGGCCAGATCGGCCATTGACGCTTGACGGTCCTCCAACGCCTGAAACAAGTCTTCCACTTGAGTGTTTTCGGTTAGGAACTCACTGACTGCAGCCCTTGTGGCCACCAACGATTTTTCGACCTCCAACCGTGCAAGGGTTTCAATGAGATCAATGATTTGATCATTCACTTCGCCATAGGCTTCGCGCAGTGAGTCCAGATCGCCAGACGCAGCCCGGTTAACCGCTGAATTCGCCCGATTGATAGCGGCTTCAGCCTTATCGAAGGCATCCGCGAAGTCCTTTACCTTTTCAGCACTGTCTTCTGCGTTGTCACCTGCAGCCAAAAGGAACGCTGCCACAGGAAACCCGATAGCCGCAATGACACCCAGCAAAGGCGCAACCGTGCCCAGCACGCCACCAAGCGCGCCGAAACCACCAAAGACCTGCGGCAACTGCTGACCCATGATGCGCATGGGATTGGTGCCCATTTCCATTTGCACCGCCATGTCCGCGACTTGGCTTGTCGTGTTTTGCAGAACGAACCGCCCGGCGTTCGAAACCTTGAACATGCCACCCGCCGCAGCCGCATGCGTTCTGGCCGCACCAGCCGCGCCAAGGTGTTTGGCGCGTGACAACTCCAAGACAGCATTCGCGTCTTTCTGACTGATCGCCCCCATGCGCACCGCCGATTCCACCTGTCGCACAGCGGCTTCATAGCGCCGCTGCGCAGCATAAGCGGGATCGACCGACGCTTTCAGCTGCTGGAACGCACGGGTTTCTTTTTGGATAGCCCGTTCGAATACCTGCGCCGATGCAGCCGCCGATTTCGTCAGCACCTGCCCAGAACGCCCATTAGCCTCATTGAACTTTCGTTCGATGCTTTGCGCGCGCTTGACCGCTGCAGCTTCCGCCCTTGCCAACTGCTTTTCGAACTTCGAAAGCGGAATCTGCAGCGGGACGGAAAGACCCGGTGTGTCACTCATAGCTAGAAGCCCTCAATGCCGATTTCCCGCAGCGCTTCATCGCTGAAGTCATCCGCGTCCACACGATCCCTTTTCGATCCATGCGCTGCGTTCCAACCGTCGCGGCATGCCATGAATTCCCAAAGGCTCATTTTGTTGATGTCTGACGGGGTGAAACCCATCACTGCCCCTGCTCCGTAGAGCCTAGAGAACTGCCAGTTTCCACTTCCGGCTTCACCCCCGCTTCCTCCCCCACCGGGTCATCTGCCTCGCCAATCAGCGCAGCCGCCAGCACCTGATAGGCGGGCAACTTCAGCGCGAATGCAGGGTTCTGATCGAAGGCCCGGCGCACCATTGGACCGGCTTCCTTGCCGTCCATGCCAGCACCGATCAGACCAAGCCGCAGCGTTTCAAAGATGTCATCGACCATCCACGACCCAGCTTTCAGCCGCGTCAGGATCAATTCTGGCCCGGCATCGCAGTTCTTCTGCAACGCCCGCAATTCCCCGATGTTCAGGGCGAAGTCATGTTCGCCCTGAACCCAGTTGATGGTCACTTTGTTGTGCATCAGGCTTTCGCCGTGCGGGTCGGTGTGCCGTCGAATTCCAGTTCGATGGATGCGGTCACGCGGCCCCGGCCATCAGACCGTTCATTCGAAATATCTGACACCAGCATGCGACCGACTTCATATTCGGTGTCGCCAGTCGCAGCCTTCAGGTTGCCAAGACGGGCCGGGATGGATGTGCCGGAATAGAACCAGTCCAGCAGCTTGCTGTTCGAACTCTGCGCCCAGACGCCCGTGGCCGACACGGTTACTTCCAGCGACCGGACATCGCGTTCGACCTCATTGGGCAGACTTTCGTCATCGCAGTCCGGCACTTCGGTTGTGTCGACGTTCGCGGTGCGCTTGATGGTCACACCCTTCATCCCACAGATCCGCGCATAGACGGGCGTGGCGGTGTCGTCAAAGTCCACTTCAAGGACCATTTCTTCATACTTCTCAGTGACAGCTTTCGCCATGTCATCACCTCACAAAAAAGCCGCCCTAAACGGCGGCGGATGGTTTCAGGTTAAGGGCCGATCAGTCGATCAGGTCGCGCCCGCTTCTTGGCCCTTTGTGGCCGTTTTCGCCTTGCGCGGCGAAACCCTTGTGGCGACACCTGCCGCCACGCCCGCCGCAATGACTTCTTCAGGCAGGGTCTGCGGCTCTTCCGATGCCTCGATCCCCCAGCCCACATTCCGCTTGCGGCTCGAATAGTTGAAGTTCTGATGAAAGACGGCTTTGGCCATGTCATTCCCTTTCTTCGATGTGCGCCGTGAACTGCATGACGCCATGTGTGATGGCTTCATCCGGGTCTGGCAAAATTCGCTGCAGCACCAGATCAGTGGTCAGATGACCATGCGTCGGCAGATCCAGTTCGACATCCTTCAGTGCATCGCGCACCGCACGGCAAATCTGCTTGCAATGCAGCCGCCCAACTTTGCGCGACCAAATGTCCAACTGGACAGTGACTTCATCCAATCCGATACAATCATAATCATCCGGGACGGTCGATTCCGGCCCAAACGACACATATCCGTCAGCGGCCCCGTAGGGCGCACCTGCAGCCTTCTGCGCATCACTTAGCCGGGTGTCATCATAGACATCATTCACCAGCGCTATAACCGCCGCAGATCCCTTGAGCGTGTCATAAATCGCCTTTTGCAGTTCGGTTTCCGGTTCAGCCATTTCAGAGCGACCTTATTGCCTTGTTGATGGCGCGGGTGATCCGCGACTTGATACGTGACCGAAGCGCCCGATAGGCGGGCCAGAAGAACGGATGCGCCGGGGCTTTGGATGTGCCGAATTCAACCCAACGCGCATAGAAAGCCAGTTCGCTACCGGCATAGACCACAATCCGCATGGAAGGGTCTTCGGCAGGCGAGATGTCATCCAACGCTATCGATCCCTTTGGCGGCTCACCCCACGTCCAACCAATACTGGCCAGCAGAAAACCGTCATCTACAGGGGCCAGCGACCGGATGTAGTCGACCAGTTCCTGAGCGCCCTTTTCCAGCGCATCGCGGGCAGCTGACCGCACAGCATCAGGCACGGTTTGATACATAAACCGGCGGAACGCTGCCACGCCATCAACCATTCACCCGCCCACGCTCGACAAGCACTTCCAAAAATTGCCGATCATCGGTCAGGCGCGGCGGTTCCTTGATGCTCCAGACAACGCCACCAGTGACCGCAATCCAATCGGCATTCACGGCTTCAGCCGCTGTTGTCGCGCGAACCGTCAAGATAGCCGGTTGCCGGGCTGACAGGCGCGCTTCCACGACACCTTCACCGCCCTTCATGGGCTTCACCCTTGCCCATTCCCGGAACACTTCGGCAAAGTCGCCATCAACCTTGTTGCCGTGCCCGTCATCTACCTCGCCACGGCGCTGAAAGCTGACAACACGGTCCAGATCGGTGACGCGCAATCCACGCTTCATGCCGCGAACCTCCGATAGCGCATCGTCAAGCGGTCAACACAGCGGGCAACTTCTTCACTTACACCATCGGTCGCGTCCGCGCCCCGGTTGTGAAAGTAAAAGCTGACCATCTGCTTTGCCGCCTCGACAATGTCATCAGGCACCGATGCGACATCGGCAAACCCCGCAGTGAAGCGAAGATCGACCGCATCCGGCCTGTCGATCAGGTTTGGCCACGCCTTGCCCGGCAACAGCGTCACGACCGCGCCACGCCCGCGCCGGGTCAGAAGATAATCGGTGGCAGGCACAACACCGGGCGTTCCATCCGGCGCGGTGTAGCGGATTTCTGCCACAGCGGTGACGCGCGCAAACGGCAAACGCAGAACCGATGGCACAAAGCCAGCAGCCTTTGATGACCATTGCTGCGCAACCAGCGGAAAACCCAAGCCGCCAAAGCCATCAGCATCGACATCCAGATGAATGGACGCTGCTGAAATCGCCGCTTGAACTTCCGCGTCGGTTTCATCGCTCAGAATGCGCAGATGCGCCTTGGCGGCAGCAAAGTCGACCAGATCGACACCGCCACCAGAAATCCGCTCCAACCACATGGGCCAGCCCTCAGTTCAGGTTCAGTTCAGGTTCGGACCCGTCGCCCGCGCCTTCGATCTGATCCGGCAGAATGTCGATCAGCTTTTGCAGTTCGGCCTTGACCGGCTCCATGGCTTCATCATCGCCATCCAGAATGTTAGACGCGACTTCAATCACGGTTTCGACCTGCGCCTTCGCCGCCGCCATTTCCAGCAACAGCGCATCGCACTGCATCTGCGATTCCACCAACGACAGGCGCGCGGCGTCACGTTCGGTGACTGCTTCGCGCACGGCGTCTTCACGGGCCTTCAGCACAGCACCGACCTGCGGATCATCTTCTGTCGGCTCACAATAGCCAGCCGCCTTCCACGCCTCATAGACGTGCGGCGCAAGCCATGTGGTGTCATGGGGCTTCAGGCTATAGCGCCCGCCCTCGACACCCGTCTTCATCTTGACGAACACGCCTTCCGCGCAGATCCCGCGTTTGGCCAGTTCGTCGAATTCCTTTTGTTCCAGTTCCAGACGCTGGCCTTCGGTGAATGTCACCGCATCATCGCCTTCGCCCTCGACATGATCGCGCAGCGCAAAAGCCACGATGATCTTGCCCGCATCCGCTGCGGATGCCGCTTTTTTCTTTGCCGCCATGATCAGCGCCCTTTCTATGAAATGATAACCGCCGCCCGATCACGCGGGCGGCGGATTGTCAGGTTTGCGCCAATCAGGCTGCGGCGTGGCGCATCTTCTTGATGGCCGCGTTGTTGGCAGCGATGGTCTTGCCATCGGTGCGCAGCATCGCAAGGAAGCCCACTTGCCCCTTCTTGGTGTAGGCCGAGTCGGTGAACCGGAAGAGCGTGACATCCATCACATCGCGAACCAGATATTTCGACATGTCACCGAAGAGCATCGAGTCGGCACCTGCAGCAGGTTCAGCCATGTCCTGATTGACGGTGTAGCCGTAGCCGTTGATTTCAGCGGGCGCTTCACTGGTCACACCCGGCACCCAGATCGGCCGCCCATCCAGATCCTTCAGCTTCTTGGCAGACTTCAGCACCGTGTCATGGAACATCCAGCTGGCATCGCGGCGGTAGACCGGATCGACAGAGTGTTCCAGATCGGTGATGTCATCCCAAGTGAAGCTGTCAACCAAACCGGCAGCTGTGGTGTGACCCAGACCGGCACCGGGCACGATGCCCGTAGGTTTGCCGTTACCATCGCCAACCGTGTAGCCCTTGTTCGTGGTGCGCCCAAGACGCGCTGACAGCAGCCGGGACATCATCTGGTCCCAGCCACCGACTGCTGCGTCCTGCAGCAAAGCGAACGGGATAGTCACAACACGCGAAGATGCCAGATGCGCACCGATCAGGACAGTACCGAAGGACACGTCACCATCAGTGGCAGAGGCATTTTCAGCCAACCATTCACCTTCTTCCGCTGTTTCGTCGGTGGTCGGCCACTGAATGGATTCACCAGTAGAAGTCGACTGCACGTCTGCAACGGAACGGACGCCGCCATAGTCGGCCATGGCTTCCAACAGAACGCCGCTGAAGGTAGTCGGCACCAGATAGCCGCCTTCGCTGTCCACGCCAGTCGACTGCGCATTCTGCACCTGACGGCCATATTCGGACAGGACGTTTTCAGGCAGGCGGTTCACAGCATTTTCGCCGCCACGAACATAGGCATCGAACACGAGCGAACGGACTTCATCACCGGGGCGTTCCTGACGCTGACCACCGCCATTCTGCGGTGCCGGTGTGTCCGGGTCATCCGCTTCCGATTGCAGGCGGGCTTCCAGATCCAGCTGCTGCTGTTCCCGCGTGATCTTGCCGTCGATCTTGTCGATTCCTGCATAGATTTCATCGACCCGATTGGCATCGTATTCGCCGGTGTTCTTGTCCAGAATGTTGCGCGCCTCTTTCGCGAGCGCGTCACGCTGCTCACGCAGCTGCTTGATGGTCTTGGGCATGCCCAATCCTCCATAAAAAAACCCGCCAGCGGCGGGTCGGTTTCAGTAAATGCGGACGCACCGCAACTAGGGCGCAACCCGTTCGAAGTATTCCAGCTTGCGCATCTGGGCCGCGCGATGCGCCGCCGCAGTCTTTTCCCCAGTTGGCGCTTTGAGCGCATCCGGGGTATTCTCGAAAATGGCCAGATCGAAGCGGTTTTCCGCACCGCCATCCTTGTCATAAACGCGGTCGACCAAACCCATGGCCAGCGCCTCTTCGGCTTCCAGCCACGTTTCATCATCCATCAACTGACGGAATTCTTCGGCATCTTTGCCGGACTTCGACGCATAGTCGGCCCGGATCGATCCGTCGATTTTTTCCAGCATGCCCGCCGATTGGGTGTGGTCGCGGGTATCGCCTAGAGTGATCATCCATGCGTTGTGGATCATCACGAAAGCGCCCTTGGCAATCTCGATTTCGTCACCAGCCAGCATCAAATAGGACGCCGCCGACGCCGCCAGCCCATCGACATGGGCAATCACCCGCGCCGAATGCTGTTCCAGCGCGGTCTTCATAGCGCGGGCCATGAACACGTCGCCACCGGGACTGTCGATGCGCAGATGGATGATTTCCGCGTCGATCTGCTTGACCTCGCGGACAAACTCTTCGGCACTGATGCCCCAATAGCCGATCTGGTCATAGACCAACACTTCGACTTCACCTTCGCCTTCCATGGCGCGCACCTGAAGGGCAGCATGAACTTCATTGCGCTTCCTCTCGCGTTGTCTGGAAATATGGCGCGGGCGGTGGCGCGCCGCCGTCATCTGCCGGATCGGTGGTGTCTTTCGCGCCCTTGGCAACTGGTCGGAACAGCTTGTCCGCCTCTGCATCATCCAGCTTCGGCAGACCTTCCAGTTCACGGGTTTCATTCACGGTCATCCAGCCGGGATGCTGAGTGCCGCCAACGGCAATTTTGTGCGCATCATACCGCGCCGCCAGATCCGCGCGCAGCAGCGTGTCCAGATTGAACTTGATCGCCACTCCCTGCAGTCGCTCTTCGCGCGTCAGCAGCTTCCGGCCCAATTCGGCCTCGAACCGCTTCACATGCTTGCGCAAGCCGAGAATGTAAACTTTTCGGTTTCACCGATCAGATGCGGCGGCACACCGTAAGCCCGCGCGACATCCAACACCTGAAACGACCGCGACTGAAACAGCTGCGCTGTTTCCGGGTCGGTCATCAGCGATGTGAATTTACCACCTTCGGCCAGAACTGCGGGAATATGCGCGTTCTGGACGCCACCGAACTTGCGCTGCCAGTAGTTTCTGACTTCATCGGCAACCTGTTCGCTAACCTTGCCGTCATAACTGATGTAGCCCGGCGGGTTGATGCCCTGCTTGTAGAAGCGTTGCGCGTATTCATCGGCCTCCAAACCGATTCCGATGGACCTCCCAAAGCACTTCAGTGGTGACAGGGCCTCAAGCCCGTTCATAGTGGCCGACCCGCGAAAATGCAGAATGTCATCCTGATCGCGCCCATAGGTGTCGCCATTTTCGGTCACGCGGTAGGCAATTCGGCCCTTCCGCTCAAAAGGCTTGACCATTCCTTCGAAAATAGGACGCAAGCCGATTGCCTGTCCGCGCCGGTTGCGCTGAATTTCAGCGTATCCATTGCCGTCAAGAAAAGCCAAAACCCCTTGGCCTTCGAAGAACACTTCGGGCGAATACATTTCATGCGGCTCATGGCGCACCAACCAGTTCGCTTCATGATCGGCAAATTCTTCCGAACCACCATTCTCGCCCTTCCTGATCACGCGAACAGGCATCGTGCCAATGGTGCCCGCCAACAGCGACACACAACCGAAGACGGCGGTCAGCTTCATGGCCGATTCCCGCGTCACCACGTCATTGCCAAGGAACCCAAAGAACTCCTGCCACTCTTCGACACTTGCAGATGACTGCAGGTTGACCGGCCTGCTTTCCTGCACCAACGGCGCAGAAACGACCGGTTCGGCACGCGGCGCTTCCGCGACCTTAGTCCGAGATCCGAATATCCGTTCAAACATCCACAAATCCTTGCGTCACGACGCGCTTGTCTTCAGTTTCCGTCGCTTGGCTCAGCGGCCACAGCGCGTTGATCAACGCCACAATGCCGTCGATCTTGTCTTCCGGGGCCAACTTGGCCGGATAGATGTAGTCGCCACCCTGCACCTGTTTCAGCAGCGTGTTGCTGGCCATCCATGTCAGGACGGGATTGCCGTCATTGATCAAACGGTGGTCATCCACTGCCGCAATCAGCTTGTTGAACGGCTCATTCAGGTTTGACGCCCGCGACCGAAGTTCCACCGCGTTCAGGCCAGCCGATTCCCATGCTGCAGCCATCTGTGATGCGAACAGGGCATCATAGATCACCATTTCGACATCCAGTTCGGGCAATTCGCCCCAGCCCCAGCTGTCATCACCAAGCCCGGCCAATTGAAGCACCAAGGTTTCCACCATGCGCAGATCCAGTTCCGAACCCGGCGTGGTGAAGATGTGGCCGTCTTTTTTCCAACCCCACAGGTGTTCATTGCCCGGCGCATCAACCACCTTTTCAGGCAGGAAGTGCCAGCTGAACACACGCAGCTGACCCTTGTCTGGTGCATCATCATCAGGGATGACCACCGTGACACTGGCCGGATCATGCCGCGTGGCAAGATCAACACCGATGAACGCCCGCCGTCCCGAATAGTCTGCCAGCTGCATCTGATCATCTTCAGCTGACCGCCATGCCGCCATGTCGATGGCCGACGCGCCGACGCTGGTCCAGATGTCCAGATGCTTGCGCAGGAACTCACCCATCGCCGCCGGGCTTGCTGCTGCTTTCTTCCATTCGTCCTGCATGTATTGCAGCGACTTGGCCGCATGCAGTGACGGGTTTGCCTTTTCCCATGTGGCCGGATCGCCCGGATCGTCACCTTCATCGGCCTCAAAGATCAGGCCAAAATAGCTGTCATCCTCGAAAGCGCCATCCAGAATGCGCTGCAGGTATTTTCGCTGCTCATAGCAAATCCCGCCGGTATTGTAGCCCGCCGTGGTGATCGCAATCAGCAGTGGCTGTTCGCGGGCACCCAAGGCGCTTGCCATCGAATCCCAGACATCGCGCTTTTCGTGTTCATGCAATTCGTCGACAATCGCGCAGTGCGGGTTTTTCCCGTCCTTCGACTTTGTCTGACTTGCAATCGGCTGAAACACCGCCGCCGGGTCAGCCGTCTTGATTTTATGTTCCTCGACATGCAGGCCAAGCAATTCATCCAGACCCATGCCTTCAGCCCGACCGGACAAGGCCATCACGCGGGCCGCGTCAAATACGATCCGCGCCTGATGTGTCGATGCCGCAGCCGAATAGACCTTCGCGCCCGGCTCACCATCCGGCCCCAAAAAGTAAAGCCCGACACCTGCCAGAAGGGTCGACTTGCCGTTCTTGCGCGGCACTTCGACGTAAGCGGTTCTAAACCGGCGAATTCCGGTGGCCATATGACGCCAGCCGCCGATCTGGCTGATCAGAAACGCCTGCCACCCCAAAAGGGTGATGCATTCATTCCGCGCCGCCCATGCCCCTTCGATGTGGGGCAAGGCCTCCATGAAGGCGCACATGTGTTCCGCCGCCTCCATGTCGAAGACGAAAGGAAACTGATCTGTGCCAGCCCGCTTTAGATCCGCTCGGAACCGTTTGCAGGCTTGTTTGATCCGCTTACAGCTGGCCAGCTTGCTCGACAGAACATCATCGACCCAATCCAGCGCGCGCAGCGTGATCGGTGTTTCGACCGAAGCATCCAGCATGAATCAGCCGCGACTCTTTTTGGCCAGCGGCTTGAACGGCATCACTTTCGCCCCACCACCATCTTCCGGCGGCTGGCTGTCCAACAAATCCATGAAGGATGTCTGGGCTGACATTCCGTTCTTGGCCCGCGCGTAGGGTGTAGCCAGCAATTCGCGTTCCAGCGTCAGCAGCTTGTTTTCGTGGAAGGCCCGGCTTTGCTCTTTGCCAGAAAGGTAGTTGCTGGCCGTTGCCTCGAATTCTTCTGCTGCGATTTCAGCGGACAAACGATCATAAGCCGCGCGGTGCGCCGCGTAGCGAACCACGATGCCGAAAACCGCCTCATCCAGAACCCGATCACGACGCAGAACAGCCAACAGGCTTTCGCCATGCTGCCGCTCTTCCTCTTCAAAGTGTTTAGGCCATCCACCCAGAAGGGTGACCAGCCGTTCCATGCCTGATGCTGGTGTGGTCATGAGACCCCCCCCTTAAACTCTCGCGCGTATAAATCGTATTACCCACGCCGGTCCCCTGCGCTCAGGCTGTGGACTTTTCACCCCCCCGACCTGCGCGCCGTTCGACCCGCTGCTTCTTGATGTCGTGGCAAGGCTTGCACAGCGACTGAAGTTCCCCGAACCAGAACAGCGCATGATCTTCCCGATGTGGAATCACATGGTCAGCAACGGTGGCCCGCTGCTTTGAATGATCAGGGCAAAACCTGCACAGCGGTTCTTTCGACAGCTGCAGTTCACGTCGACCACCCTTGCCGCACCAAGCTTTGCGCTTATACCACTTGCGGCTTAGCTTGCTGGCCCGCTTCGCATCTGCTGGCCTGTCCCGGTCGCGCTTATCTACCACCGCATGGGCTTCGCAGTATGCCGACCCGACATCCACCAGACGTGAACAGCCCGGATGTGCGCAGGGTTTCTTAGGCACTGCATTCCCTTCAATGTTCGGAAGCCACCAATCCAAAAGCGCCCGCCGGTTTCCCGTGGGCGCTCTTGTTGATGATGCACATTTACTAAGGGGCTGTCGGGGTAGCCGTCAACAACTTTCTTACAACAGATTGATGTTAAACAGTTATTCGCGCAACCGACCGAATCCCTAAAAGATTGGCAAGCAACCTGTTCCGAAATGCGCCACGGAAGCACCGCCACGCCGCACCGGACCCATCATGCGGTCCAACACAGATGCCAAAGCCTGCTGCAGAGCCGCCCGCAGCTTAGCATCATCACCCCAGCCATGCTTGCGCAGAACATCTGTGATGGTGCCATCTTCCAGACAGATGATGTCGACCAGCCGCCGGTCCATGATGGTGACACGCGACCCGCGATCCGATGGTCGAATACGACGCACAACCATGGCCGATCCGCTACCGATGCGCTTGCGCAGAACCACAATGCGTTCCCGATCACGCAACACAGCATCCATGTAATCGCTGCCACCGCCCACGCTGCGCTGTGACAGACTTTCGAGCGATGAACATTTCACACCCGCACATTCGTGCTTCTCGATCAGATCCCGATAGAACCGCCCCATGGCCACCTGCGCTGGACTGAAAGGGGCTGGCCTTTTGTGTCGCGCTGCCTTGGCCACCATCACATCAAAGCTATCGGCCCGCTGCAGTGTCTTGCGCCCCAGAAAGCCTGCCGCCTTCATTTCGAAGCCATCATCGCCCTTGGGGTAGGACGCCATCATGTCCAGCATCTTCACTGGCCCACGCGCCGGGGCCATGGGGATTTCCGGCCCAACCTCAGACGGAACAAAGCCCATAGCCCGGACCTCTGCCAACCGCGCCTGTTCATCAATGCTGGTTGCCTGTTCAATGCGCGTGACCGCCGCCGCCATTCTGTCCCGATTCATGCCGCTGCCCTTTTTTGTTTTGCTTTGATGATGTCCAGACAGCGCCGCCGCGTGTCCATGTAGCCCTGAAGCCATGACAGATCGCGCGGACTTGCCCGACCCTCTTCACGGTCGCGGTCAATACCTGCGCGCTTGCGCCGGTTGTCTTCAGCCTCTTCGCGGATACCCTTCATCGCGTAGTCATTGGGCGGCGCGCCGATGCGCTTCAGATAGACAAACAGTTCGACCAGATAGCCGCCGGACTGGGCAGCATCGCCCGCACCCGATTGCAGGTAGGACCGGACCAACCGGCTTTCACTGGCAGGCACTTCCTGCAGCCGACGCGCCCAGTTCATGATCGACACTTCGGCAGGCCAAACATTCTTCTGCGGCCCGCCTGCATATCGCTCGACCACTTCGGCCAAAGCCTGCAGCCGATCTTCGGCCATATACGCCAGACGCGCCTCTAGGCTGGCCAAGAACTTGTCATGGTCTTCGACTTTCTGACCACGCTTGCGCACCATGCCACCTTTGACCAGAGGTTCGATCAGGTTCACCCTGACCCGTTCCTTACCGTCTTTTAGTTCCTGACCTTCCACTGCCCATCCCCTCTTATTCTCAGCAAATCCGACTTATCCACAGGCACTGCCGTCAAAAATTGACGCGCCCCGGAAGTTTCTTTTTCTTCTAATTTCTTCTCGTTTCCTTTCAGCCGCTCGGTTTTCGGAAAAAATGAAAACTTCCAAAAACCGTTTCAGGAAGTTCCTGTTTCTTCCGCCGGAAGGTTTTGGGAAGAAGTCATTGGCGCGATGACAGGTCATTCAACGCTTCCTTCACGCGCTTCAGCGTGGCGCTGCCTCCCGGATACTGGGCTTCGATCCAGTCGCTGATGTCATTCACCCGGTCATCCATTTCCGCGATACGCGCGGCCCCCGGCAGCGCCTTCAGGTGGGTGACGATGGTGCCAAGCCGCTTGCGCATGCGTTCATCGGCATTCTTGGAGTCATTGCGCTTCTTGGACCCCAAGGCATCCTGCGCCACTTCGGTGACCACAGGATGGGCCAAGCGCACCTGACCATTGTCGCAATGAACGCGATGCCAACCATGCAGCGGCGACGTGTCCCTGCTGTTCAATTCGCGCCAGCGCGCGGGCGGAATACGCAGCAGAAAGGCCAGCGCATCATCATCGCAGGGCAAAGTGCCGATGGGCGTTTCATCCTGCGCCAGAAAGAACAGTTCCATGCCAAACCAACCGACTTCCGGGTCAGCGTAGCCAAAGCGGCGAAACTCACTGCCGCGCCAACGCTTCAGATTCCATGGCACAAAGAAGTGCGAGTCCAAGCGTTCGGCGGATGATATTGGATAGATGTCGATGTCATCCGCATCGACCAATTGAACGGCTGATGATTGCCCCATCACTGCCCCCCTTCTGCAGCGCGGGCTTGCCGATCTGCCAACCATGCGGATTGCACATGCGTCACATGCCGACGTGCTGCGCGGGTTAGATCGCGGAAGCCCGCGTCATGTTGTTCATATTTGCCCATGCGCCAGATCAGCGCCGACAGGGCCATGCGATGACCCCACTTGCGCAACTCTGCCGTGCCTGCGCGCTCACAGGCCGTGCAGCAGTAAATCTGCCAGCTGCGGCGCGGCTCAAACGCTGCCGCGCAGGATGGGTTAAAGCAGATCCCGCCCCGCCATGGGCTGGACGCTGCCAATTCCTGATGCGCGAAAGACCGGAAGTCTTCTGGCTCACTATGCCGTGCCACGGCATTTGCGGTTGTGGGCAGCAGCTGGGTCATAGCGCCAAAGCCTCCTGCCGGGCGCTCACAGGCGCGCTGGCGGGCAATTCCATCTGGCCACGTTCCGCCGCTTCCGCGACACGGGCGCAGGCCACATCGAACCACTTTGGGTCTTTCTCGATCCCGATGGCGGCACGGCCCGTGCGGGCGGCGGCGACAATTGTGGACCCGGACCCCATGAACGGGTCGATGACCAGATCACCCGGATCGGTCGAATTGCCCAGCCAATGCACCATCAGGGCCACGGGCTTTTCCGTCGCATGTGGGCGGCGCTGATCTGGCGGCACATCCGCGCCCAGATACAGGTGCGACACATCCTGCTGCGGACAGCGGATCAATGCCTTCGATGAACAATCGGTGATGCGCCGGGCGCGGCCCTTATAGAGATACAGGCCAAATTCACAGTTGGGCATATACCAGCGGTTTGGCGTGGCCGTGATCTTGTCCCAAACCAGCAGGCGGTGAAAACCAAAGCCAGCCGCATCGAATGCGGCGCGGGCGGCACCCTCTTCCCTATCTGACGCCATGATGATGGCATCCGCGTCATCGGCCAGCGCGCCATAGATCAGCGGGGCCATATCGGCCCATTCGACCATGTCGAACAACTCACCCGAATTGTCATAGGCATCCTTGGCGAAACAGCCGCCCATTTCGCCTGTGCTATTGCCGCCAGACGTGATGCGATAGGGCGGGTCAGACAGGACCAGCTTGGCGCGTGGCTGCAACGCTGGCAGCACATCGCGCATGTCGCCCAAGATTAGGCGGCAAGTGCCGATGGTGATATCGCGCTGAATAGCCATCACGCCACCCCCTGCAATGCCAGATGATGGCGAACGCCCCACAGAACCCATGCGCCATCGACACCAGCCAAGGCGCAGGCCATGAAGAAATCACGGGTGCCAAACCAACCGCGCGCGGCGGATATTTCGGCAGGTCGGTCAGCCCATTTAGGCGACACAGCCAAGCGGAATTGCTCTTCGACCACCGCACACCAAAGCGCCCGGCAGGCGCGCGGGTCGATGTCTTGTTCTTCGATCTGGTTGCGCTCCATGTCAGCGAAAACCATCAGGCACCCCCAATCGGATCGTGCCCTTGCTTTCGCACCGGATGACCATGCCTTCGCAAAAGACAGTGATCGGTAAACCAATCTCGCAGTCGAACAGCACAAACAAAAACCGGCCATCGGCCAAGCGGCAGACGAAAACCCGACGCCCCTTGCGGTTCACGCGGGCGACAGGGCGCAGCAGGTTCCAGTCCTGCGCATGCAGGGCATGGGCCAGCGCGCGCCACAGTGTCAGGGCGTCCAGCCCCCCCCCGAACCGCTGTTCCAACCGTTCGGCAAAATGATTGAAGATCCGGCGCTGGCTTTCGGCATTGGCGGTGATCGCATTCACAGCGCACCCCCCTCATATGCCCGGCATTCGGAATCCCAGAACAGACCCGCGACCGCTTCACCGCAGCCCAACTGCGCGGCTTCGCCCAAACACCAGTCCTGAACTTCGGGCCAACCATTGCGCCGCGCCTCTTGAGGTGCGCGCAGATGGACAAACAGAACCGCGTCAATTCGGTCGATCAGCTTCAGGCAACGCTGTTCAAATTCAGTCAGATCGCAGGCCAGACCCATTCGGGTCAGCACATCGCCTTCCAAGGACGCATGATCGGCGACCAAACCGCCACCCACAGCTTTGAAGGGTTGCGACAAATCACCGACCACGAATTCAGCAGCGTCATGCGTCACAGCCGCCCGCAACAATGTCAGCGAATGGTCGGGAAACAGAACAATGACTAGCATGGCGCACCGTCCCTGATGCGCGCAGTTGAAATCATCCGCACCTGACAAGGCCGCATTCATATGCCAGCGACGGGCAAAGCCCGATGCCCACAGATGCAATGGTCGGCTTAGTCCTGACATCATCCCTGCGCCTCCGCTGCATCAATGATGTCGGTCAGCACCTGACGCGCCGCGCGCATATGGGCGATGATTTCGGCGCGCTCTTCATCGGTCAGGCGTTCGCCGCCGGGACTTAGATGCGAAAACGCCCGGATCAGCGCCGAATGCGCCTGACCGCTGGCCACTGTGCTTTGCGCCGCCAGTTCCTTCAGACACCCGGCGCGGATACCTTCACGGCCCGTGCGCTCGAACATGCGATTGGTCAGCGGAAACGCCCCGACAAAGTCTTCGACCGCGACAGCCGCATCGACCGTCACGCCGATCTGGCCAGAACACATCTTGCTGACGGTGCCCTTGCACCCCTTGCCATAGCGGGCTTCCAGCACCGCCGCGACAGCCTCGACACCGCCTGCGCGGCGAACAAGCCCATCGAAAATGCCGCGTGTCACCGGATCAGCCATTGGAAACCTCGTTTCCTTGGTCGATCACGCATGCGGTGCGACAATCAGGATATGAAACAGCCAGCTCGAACATCAGGCCGCATCCCCCATTTGAAGAGTGCAGTCGGCACTGGGCGGAGGCAGTTCCACAAATGCGAAAAGGCCCATGTCCGGCGATGCCAGACCACGCTCATGCGCCAACGCACAAAACGCCATGTACCAGCGCGGCGGCAATTTTTCCGCCGTGACATGAGAGTGCATCGTCTTGTCACTCACCCCAACGCGCGCGGCTACTTTTCGGTAACCGCCCAACTTATCAATGAATTCTCTTGGTGTCCTGCACATAGCGCCGAACATAAATATGAAATTTTCATATTGTCAACGTAAGAAATCGGAAATCTTCATATGCAGCCCAAGCTACGGTAGACATGAACAATGACTATTGAAGAGCGAGAAAAGCTATTCCGACTTAACGACGACTCAGATGAAGCCGTCGCTGTTCGCCTGCGCGCGGCCCGCGAAGTCGCAGGCTTCAAACGTCAACGTGACTTTGCAGAAGCGCTTGATCTGAACTATCAGACCTATCATTCGCAGGAAAAGAAGGGCAGGCCCAGCCCGTCCACAGTCAGATTTCTATACCGAAATCATAGAATTGACTTCAATTTCGTCTACAATGGCGACTTTTTGCAGCTGCCCGGCGATGTTCAGATGGCCTTAGAAACGGCTCTCCGCGCGCACGACTAGTCATCGGAGCAAAGAACCAGTTCTGGTTCACCCCCAACTTCCTAATTCCCCGACGAATCGCTCTCCAAAGTGAAGCCATCTTTCTCTCCGATACGGCGGATGTTCACGTTTTGACCTCACCCAGTCAACCACTGATTTAGTCACGGAAAATCCTGATGATCTGAATATTTCATATTTTTTGCCTTTACAATCTGAAATTTTCATATTCATGTATGCCTCACCTAGTCGGAGGCCAACATGCGTTTTCATAACCCCAGCACACCACAGCGACAGGCAGACGCCTTGTCGGTGGTCAGCAACCCCCAGCCACACCACCGCCCCAGCCTGCGCCTGCTGGCATGGGCCACACTGAAGGCCGAACGCGGTCAGACCATCTGTCAACGCCGCCTTCAGGTGCAGGTGGCGTGATGAGTGGAATGGACCGCGCCGTAAAACTACTTGCCACCGCAGAAGGCAGCAGCCCCGCCACGACCGACATGATCGAATGCGCGCGCGGCAACGCAGACTTGAAACACCCCGACAACATCAGTGCGGGCGATACCATTGATCAACTCGCCGACAGCTTGCGCCCGCTGATCGAGTGCTTGCCCGATCTGAATGAAGATACCGCCCAACACCAGGGCGTGGTGATCCGCTACCTTGAGGCGACTTGATATGGGCAATCTACCCCAGTTCGCACGCTTCTGGATGGTGTGCCGCAAACCGACCGGCGCGCAATCCAAGACCGAACCGCGCGCCCGTTACTCATCCTTCGATGAAGCACTGGCCGCAGCCCTGAAACTCGCCAAGGAAAACGACGCCCAGTTCCACGTTCTTGAAACCGTGGCCACCGCTCGCCCCGGCGACGCCACGCAGGAGTCGCTGCTATGACCACCCATCTGCTGAATGACCGCCTGACCGCCTTTCTGTTGAACCTCGAATGCCTCGACATCGCAGGCCAGAAAGATGCGTTCATGAATGAAGTCATGGAATGCGGCGGCAGCTATGTGCCACCCGCAGAGGCGGCGCAGTCCAGCCATCTGTTCGAAATCGCCCTGCATGGCGTGAACGCCTATGGCGCGTCAGAGGAAGAGGCGATCCGCAATTGGACCAAAGCCGCCAAGGCCGTCGCGCCGCTGGTCGAAGATGACGGTTTCATCACCGTGCATCCGCCCTTTCCGAACCCCCGCAACCATGCGGAAGAGATTGCCAACGCCCAAGTGGCGGCTGGCCACGGTGCGGCTTGATGTGCGCACCATTCCGAAACCTTCCAACCGACAACCACCTGTTTGTCGGTAAACTGGCCGGGCGTGTTCTGCTCGACGTGCCCGGCCTTTTTTCCCGTTTCAGTCGCGGGCGTTTGGGGAACGCCCCAGCCGGGGCGCGCGCTGCACCTGCCATCACTCACGAAAATCAGCAGCGCGCGTCCAAACCGACCCCCGAACTTGCGGTCGACAACACCCCAACATTCCATTGCCCGCTGTGGCCGCAATGCGGTTGCCCCGGCGGGACAATGCGCCCGGAATGCCCCGGCCTGAAAGCCCGGATAGGTGCCGAATGAATGCGCCTGCCCGCCAACGCTTTGACGACATGGACCCGGCCCAACAGGCAGGCATCCTGTGCAATGATCCGCGCTTCCAGCAGTTCGCAGCCAGCCGCTGCGGCATGCAAGGCGAACAGTTCAGCGCCAGCGCCGCCGCGCAATACCTGCGTGACTGCTGCCAGATCGACAGCCGCAAGCAGCTGACCACCAGCGAAGCGGCCCAACAGAAGTTCCAAATCCTGCGCACCGAATTCGACGCATGGACCGGCAAAATCGCAACCCCAAGATAGAGAGGACCAAGCCCGTGATGGCAAATAAAAAAGATCAGACCGCCAAAGTTGTCGTGTCAGAGGCACCCGACCCCTACGCGATCCGCACCATCGAACATCTATTCTCACTGTTCGATGGCGGCGACTTCCTTGCCGAAGTGCTGGAAGGACACCGCCAGCTGCAGATCGACATGCTGGAACACAAGGATCTGCACGGCACCAAGGGGTGCAAAGGGTCCATGACAATCACCGTCAACTATGCCCTTGGCAAACAGGGCGATGTGGACATGGGCGCGACCGTCAATTTCAACGCCCCCAAAGCACCCCCCGCATCCGCATCGGCCTTCATCGACGAAAACGGGCAAATGACGCTCTACAGCCCGCTGATGAAGCGCATGCACGGCGGTGTGCGCGATGTCACCCCGCACGACCCGGAAACGGGTGAAGTGCGCGACGTGTAACCCCGAAAACCACCCCTGAACCCAAGAGGAACTTACCATGTCAGACAAGACAGACACCGCTGCCCTGCGGCACGAAAATCCGGCAGAAACCATGCGCGACGTGATGGCCACCTTGGGCAGCGCCGAATGCATTGCCGACCCGGTCGATCAAGAAGGCGGCACCCCATTCAATTCGCCGCATCTGGTCAGCCTGCCGGAAAAGCGCCGCATCGAAGATGTCACCAGCAGGCACCGCGATGCCGCTGAATACTTCAAACCCGCCCGGCGCAAAGGCACAGCCCGCTTTGCCGATCTGCAAAGCATCATAGCATGGGCCAACCGCTTCAAGGGCGACACGTCCGCGCTGTTCGCCAACCCCGATATGTCGACTCCGACGCTGACCTGCATTGCCGATTATCACGCTGCTGGCGCGGTCGACGTGACCACGGCCACAGGCGATGCCAGCGCGCGCCATTGCCATCACCAGGCCATCTATGACTTCCCCCTGTCGGAAGAATGGAAGGCATGGATGGGCGTGTCAGGTGAACCGCTCAAGAAAGACAATCTGGGCGAATTCATCGAAGCACAGGCCAAGGACATCATGGACCCGTCGCCCGCCATCCTGAAGGGCAGCGTCAGCGACAAGAACCAGCCATGGGAAAACCGCCTGATCGAGACCGCCCAGAAGATTGAAGGGCGCTATGGCCAACTGACCCAGCTGCTGGCGATGTCCAAGCAATTTCAGGTGCATGAAACCAGCAACCTGACGGTGAAGACCAACCGGGACAGCGGCGAACAGGAAATCCAGTTTGTCAATGAACACAAAGCACCGGACGGCAAGCCGCTGCAGATCCCGAACCTGATCATCATCGCCATCCCCGTCTTCATGGGCGGCGCGCCTTACCGGATGCCCGTGCGCTTCCGCTACCGCAAGCTGGGCGGTGAAGTGCGGTTCATTTTGTCGATCTACAATCCCGAAAAGGCATTCGAAGCGGCCTTCAAGGAAGCGGTCGAAGCGGCAACCACCGAAACCGATCTGCCCACATTCATGGGCACCCCAGAAAGCTAAACAGTGCGCCCCGCACTGCGGGGCTATCACCTTCACCGAAAATCCGAAAGCAGATCATGACAAACACCGACCAAATCGAACTGGGCGACGAAGTAAAGGACATCGTGTCCGGCTTCATAGGAATCGCCACCGCCCGCACTGAATTCCTGAACGGATGCACACGCATTTCAATCGATCCGCCGGTCGACAAAGATGGCAAGCCGGTCGACGGCAGGTGGTTCGATCAGGAACAGGTCGAAGTGATCCAGCGCGGCAAGGTTAAGCCCAGACCAGCGATGCCGAAAGCCAGCACGACCGGCGGCGAACGCCCCGATCATCCGCCGCGCTGATTTCTCTTTCTGGCCCTTGGCGACAGGGGCCAGCGACGGAACTCAGAAGGAAAACCGATGGTCAAGACAGTCAAAATCGGCCCCGAAGATGATCAGATGATCAACCAACTGGAAGCCAACATAGCCCAGTTCCTGATGGCCTATTCTGCGGCCACAGGCATCAACCACTGGTCATTGATGCTGATGGTTTTTGACATCAGCCACGGCGCGCTCGCGCACGTCGACCGGCCATCCACAGTCTCACTGCTGGACGCCACGGCGAAGATGACAAAGGTCAAGGCAAACCCACCCGCCCAGATCGACCGCCGCCGCAAGACCATGATCCGCCTGTTGCAACGGGGTGATGTCCTGTCATCCGCACCGCAAGGAACAGCCTGATGAACACCGCATTCCTTCTGATGGCCAAATACAACGGCACACCGATCATCCCCGCGCAGCAGGTATGCGATGACTTCTTTCCGCACCTGACGCTAGTAAAGTTCCTGCGCAAGATCAGCGACGGCCAGATCCCGCTTCCTGTGGTGCGCATAGAAGCCAGCCAGAAGAGCGCCAAGGGCGTTCACCTGCAGGACTTGGCCGACTATCTCGACGCGCGCCGCAGCGAAGCACAGCGCGAATTCCAGCAGATGTATGGTTGAGCCCAAGAACCAAGAGACCCGGCTCAATCACTCAGGAAATTCAAGGCAAACATCAAATCGGAAATGGTTACTCCATGATCTTCGCGTTCCGAAATTTGCATCACAGCACCAGCAGCCCGCAAAACGCTCGTTGCATCTCCAACACGCGGATCCATCGGAGAATAAATGGCAAGCCCATGCCCTTCTCGAAAGCTACAACCATCGCCAGTGTTTTCCTTCCACCAAAACTCACTAAGAGCCGTTGGATCTGTGACTGGCTTGAAAACAACATAGCGGGCTGCGAGATCAGCAATCATCATTGCATGCCAGCCACCCCAGCTAGCCCCAACGACAACGGTTTCATCAGTCTGCCCAAGATCCGCTTGCAGTGAAATCATGAACTCCCTGAACGTATTGCAATACTGCGCGCCGTCTTCATTTAAAAAGTTCGCGTGCGCATACGGCAGGTCTAACAGCACAATCTCATGTCCTGCCTCCAACATGACTTCTGTAAATGCAGAGTAAGGTTCCCGCCTCCAAAAATTGCGATTGTCGCGCAAACCATGCAAAAGGTATATTCGATGCCCGGATGATCCGGGAATGACCTCATAGTTGAAATCTATTGCCTGCGGCTCTATCACCAGAGCCGAAACCCAAGCCTTTCCGAAACGTCCAAGTCCAGAATAGAAAACACCTCCAAGAATAAAAAGAAGCGCCACCGCCCCAATACAAACCCTAGCATTGAACTTCATGTAATGCGCCTTCCATCGTAACATGCGGCAAAAAATAGAAAATTCCCAAAGCCCTAGCTGCTTCGTTGACTCTGCCCAAAACTCTTGCAAAAAAACATAAACCAAAATGCGACCGCCGCATTAAGTGATTGAATAAAGGGAAAAGCGTTCATACACGCAACCACAACCCAGAATAGCACAAACCCCATTTTTCTTTCGCGGCGCAAAAGTCCGAAGAGGCGCACAAGCATGAAAAAGTAGATTAGGAAGCCAACCAATCCGCAATCCAACAAAAGTCGCAAAAAATCGCTCTCAGGAAAAATGCCAACTGCGTTTGCGTAGCCAAGGCGACCAAACAGAATATTCCACAGAGGATAGCCAAAATAGGCCCTGATGCTTTCAGTCCAATAGTAAATCCGAGCCAAATTTCCAGACGAGTTTAAATCAAATGCAGCTAGCAGAAAGGTGTCCTGCAGATACACAGATACCAGCGCAATCCCCAAAACAGGCACAGCTACAATCAGCAAGATGCGCATAATCAAGCCACTTGCTGCAAACAACTGGTTAACTACTAGCGTCGATGAGACCAAGATACCCAACCTGCCATAAGCCAAAATGCTTCCAACCAGCGCCAAAACAGGGATCCTCAGCCCAGGAAATATCAGAATCATAATGATATAAAAGCCAACAGCGTTCAAAGGGCCTTGAAACATTCCCTTTGCTCGAAAAACATCCGCAGAACCCGAAAAGAACTCGGCGGTAAGCAAGCTTCCCTCTTCCGCCACGGTGACAAATAAAAATTCGCCAGAGAGATGTTCGTACCCTTGAATCAAAACACTTAAAATCATGTGAAATAGCAATAATTTCAAAAAAATACCCGAAATCTCTTTGGCGATAAAAAACGCCACGATGGGTGCCAAGACATAGTTGCTAAAAACAAAACCAGACGACTGCGAAGAGTTGATCACGAGAAAGAGAAACAAACCCAAAAGGAACCAAAGCTGGTTATAACTGACCGATAACCTAGGACGCGCGACAAGAATAAGGAACCCCGCAGCAAGCGCAGCCAAAAAAATTGAATTCGGAAAAAATTGCGCGACCGCATCCCGAAAGAAAATCGCGAAATAAAGTAAAAGCGCGGCAACAACATCCGCCATTTTCCTCAAACTTACAGTGCTCCGAGAACGAGTCCTGCGCATGTCTGGCCCAGTTGAAATGGTCATCAATTCCCCCAGAGGCAACTTTTAACTAAAGAGTTTGCGTTTCGAAGTCAGCACGGAGAGACGCGGCTTACCCCACAGATAAACCCTCTCTAAACCATTTGCCCACAATGGCAACACAAAGGGAAAGACTCCAACGCGCCTCGGCAAGCGACAGACAGGGTTGATTAGCTGCAGCGCCAAGCAACAACCTATAGTACGCGCAATATCACGGGATCCGGCGACTCTTCGTGAAGGAGAACAACATTCAGGACAACTCGAGACAGAGTGGGAATATAAGTTACTGATTAGGTTATATTTAACCTGAAAGCCCTCCCATCCATCATGGGCGCTACAGATAGCCGGGCCGCGCGCGTAATCACCGCA